CGATTCAGTTCGATGATCGATTAAAAGATCATTTATAAAAAATGGAACTTACACAAAATAATTTACAGGCTCTAAATCAGGTAAATACAACATTAGATGAATTGTTAAATAACCAGCAACTCTTTGTTTAACATTAATATTTATCTTTATAAAAGAGGCTATGAAAATAGCCTCTTTTATTTTGTGCTTTAAATTTAATAAAAACTCTTCACAACTTGTTAAAAAATGACCAAAAAAGATAAGTTTTTTTTCATTTTCCCCTTGAAGCCTTTTTTTTCATCCCCACAAAAGTGACATCTAAATATTTTGTTATTGCTCTGGATTAAAGCAATAACGATTAATCAAAAAGACTTAGTCTGATGGAGTTAATTATGAGCAACATTCGTCCATTACATGATCGCGTTGTAATTCGTCGCGTAGAAGAAGAAACCAAAACTGCTGGTGGTATTTTACTTCCAGGTTCTGCTGCTGAAAAACCATCTCAAGGTGAAGTAATTGCAGTAGGTAATGGTCAAATCACTGAGAATGGCGTACGTGCTTTGGATGTTAAAGTTGGTGACAAAGTATTGTTTGGTACTTATGCAGGTACAACAGTGAAAGTAAGTGGTGAAGAACTCTTAATCATGAAAGAGTCAGACATTTTAGCTGTGTTGGAAGGCTAATCAATCCATAACTCAATTCATTATCAGATTCAGTATTTAAAAAGATTCGGAGTTTAATATGTCAGCTAAAGACGTAAAATTTGGTGATTCAGCTCGTTCAAAAATGATTGCAGGCGTAAACGTACTTGCAGATGCGGTTAAAGTGACTTTAGGCCCTAAAGGTCGTAACGTAGTGATTGACCGTTCTTTCGGTGCTCCGCACATCACTAAAGACGGTGTAACTGTTGCTAAAGAAATTTCATTAAAAGACAAATTTGAAAACATGGGTGCTCAACTTGTTCGTGAAGTTTCTAGCAAAACTAACGACATCGCTGGTGACGGTACTACAACAGCAACTGTACTTGCTCAAGCAATTTTAAATGAAGGGATCAAATCTGTAACTGCAGGTATGAACCCAATGGATTTAAAACGTGGTATTGATATCGCAGTAAAAACTGTAGTTGAAAATATCCGTTCAAATGCAAAACCAGCTGACGATTTCAAAGCGATCGAGCAAGTAGGTTCTATCTCTGCTAACTCTGATACTACTGTTGGTAAACTTATCGCTCAAGCGATGGAAAAAGTAGGTAAAGAAGGCGTAATTACTGTAGAAGAAGGTTCTGGCTTCGAAGACGCGTTAGACGTTGTGGAAGGTATGCAGTTTGATCGTGGTTATATCTCTCCATACTTTGCAAACAAACAAGATACTTTAACTGCTGAACTTGAAAACCCGTTCATTCTTCTTGTAGACAAGAAAATCAGCAACATTCGTGAATTGATTTCTGTTTTAGAAGCAGTTGCAAAAACTGGTAAACCACTTCTTATCATCGCTGAAGATGTTGAAGGTGAAGCGCTTGCTACACTTGTAGTAAACAACATGCGCGGTATTATCAAAGTATGTGCTGTTAAAGCTCCTGGTTTCGGTGACCGCCGTAAAGCAATGCTTCAAGACATCGCAATCTTGACTGGTGCAACTGTTATTTCTGAAGAAGTTGGTATGTCTTTAGAGCAAGCAACTCTTCAAGATTTAGGTACTGCGCACAAGATCACTGTGTCTAAAGAAAACACTGTTATTGTTGATGGTGCTGGTGATGCTGCTGGTATTGCTGAGCGCGTTCAACAAATCCGTGCTCAAATTGAAGAATCTACTTCAGAATATGACCGTGAAAAATTACAAGAACGCGTTGCTAAATTAGCAGGCGGTGTTGCTGTAATTAAAATCGGTGCAGCGACTGAAGTTGAAATGAAAGAGAAGAAAGACCGTGTAGACGACGCGCTTCATGCAACTCGTGCTGCGGTTGAAGAAGGTGTTGTTGCTGGTGGTGGTGTTGCTCTAGTACGTGCGGTTAATGCATTAGATGGCTTAAAAGGCGCTAATGAAGATCAAACAGCAGGTATCAACATTTTACGCCGTGCGATCGAAGCTCCACTTCGTCAAATCGTTGCAAACGCTGGTGATGAGCCATCTGTAGTGATCAATGCAGTTAAAGGTGGTGAAGGTAACTTTGGTTACAACGCTGCAACTGGTGAATATGGCGATATGTTAGAAATGGGTATCCTTGACCCAGCTAAAGTAACTCGTTCTGCACTTGAGCATGCAGCTTCTGTTGCTGGCTTAATGTTAACTACAGAATGTATGATTACTGACATTCCTGAAGATAAACCAGCTGTTCCAGATATGGGCGGTATGGGTGGTATGGGCGGCATGATGTAAACCGCTCAATTTTAAGTTAAGTGTTTGTAATATGGTATTTAATTATTAATTTAATGATTGGTTACTCACAGTATTACTCACATTTGATTTAGCCACATAAGAAAAGGTCGCTTAATGCGACCTTTTTCTTTACTGATTTCATGCTCTCAGTTCCTGAATTTCATTTTCATCTGCACCTTGTCGAATGCAACTAAGAACATAACTATTTAACCAGAAGTTTTTACGTCCATCCTTTACAGGTGGCTTAATTCTTCCATCCTTAATACGTTCGTAAAGTTCTTTTTCTGAAAAATTCATGCGAAGGGCAAATTCAGCAGTTGAAACTCTACGTTCAGTGTTTGTTAAATCAATTGCAACTCCCATCACCCCTCCTTACTTTCCGCTTTAGGCTTTGCCCACCACAAACAAGGCCCATCTTCTGTATCAAAACCGGCAATAAGAAAGGCATCTTTTATAGGTGTTTGTGGTTTCCAGTTTGACCAATCTGCACAGTCGTCTTCAGGAATTTCTGGAATATCCCAATATTCCAAACGCTCAACAAGAATTTCTACACCAAGATTAATTTGTAGCTGAGCCCATTGTTCTTTTGTATAAAACTCAGCATGCTCTCCAATAGTGTCGTGCTTCTCTATATCAGGGTGGAACCAGCAGCTATTTAAATCATCTGGTACTTGTGTTGGTTGTATTTGATATTTCATCCCTCAGCTCCCGATTCGCTTGCTTCTTCAACTTCATCCCAATTGACAAAGGCAACCCCTGAATCACATTCTATTTCACCCTTGTGATTGCAATTAGGACACTGAACCTTGTCCCCATCCCACAAGTAGCACCCAATGCCACGTTCAGTTGTTACTTCTGCATAGTCGCCAAAACCACAATTAGAGCAGGCATCAAGCCAAGTAATTTTAAGAGTTTTCATTTTGATCACCTGCTGCTTCAACCATTGCCTTATATCCAGTTTTACTTAGCGTCGACATCGGCGCGACTGAATATCGTTCGTATGCTTGGAACATCTTTTCCGATGGAACCTTAGGCATTAGTACATAACCCTCTGGCACCGCCTGAGCTTTGACTTTTTCTAGCTCTGCATCCCGATGCTTTGCACATCTAAGCCAAGCATCCCAACGGCTATTCATGTTGCTTATTTCTTTCTGAGCAATCTCAGACGGATTGTTCGATCTAGTCATAAACAGTTCATGCTCATGACTAAAAATAATGTCTCTTCTTCCTTTGTAATATTGGAAGGTATTCAGAAAAGCCTCTCTTTCCTTATTCAAATCAAACATCATTAAGCCCTCAAATATTCTTCTTTAGTCCACTCAACAAATTCTTTATAAAGCTGCTGAGCGGGTTTATTTAACCGGTTGTTGTAGTCAATCGTTATGCGGCGCCAAGCTACAGGTACGGCATAATGTTTCGTTAAAAGCATTGCTTGGTTTACTCCCTGCTGGACTATTACAAAGCCCAGCAAGTGCAAGTAGTTTGTAAAACCAAGTAAGTGCTTGTTATTCACTTTCTTGAATTGGTCTTTCATATTAGAAGTTGTCTCCTAATAGATAATCAGGGTCAGGCTCTTGGGTTGAATTAGATGTAGGATTTTCTAACTCGTAGCGGCGTTTTCTCACATACCCCATAAGCTTCGGTTGAATCTGTGGATCTCGTGCAGCCACATCAATTTCAAGTGCATCCAGGGTAGTAAGATCTGGTGCGTTTTGGATCTGAACCATTAGAGAAGGCGGTTCGCTCTCTACAGGTTTTTCATTCGCTAGTTCTGTTAAACGCTTATGAGTAGCTTTGAGCAATGGGTCCATTTGTTTATCAGACCAAGTGCGGGTATAACGATAAACCGCATTTACTTCTGCAGGTGTTTTTGACTCTTTTACACGCTGTAGAAGAGTATCTAGGGTTTGCTGATATTCTGGATCTACTTTAGGCTCGTTAGTTTCTGGAACTAACAGATCCTCAGATGTGGTGACATTTGTTTGTTCGGTAATAACAATTGTTGGTTGAATTTCTGCAGAAATAACTTCAATAGGCTTTTCTGCTTTTGATTTCTTGCCACGCTGTTTCTTTTTTTCATCACCTAAGCGAATAACACTTAAATCGTCATTAACTTCAAAACCTAACGCTTTGGACAGTGCTTTTAATTGAAGCTTGGCGTTTTCTGCATCACGTTGAACGAAGCCACTGTTAATAGAATCAATTAATGCGTTAGTTTTGAAATCTAAAACATAGACCGTAGGTGAATATGTACTGATTACAAAAACTTCCTGACCGTCTTCATACTCATCAATAGTTAATGGCTTTGTGAATGTAATGCCAGCCAGTTCAATAGTTTCGATTTTGATGCAGAATTCAAAACCCGGTTTGCCAAAAACAGAAGCGGGGAATTGATCTAAATCGGCAAAGTCCAACATGCCGCCCTCAGGGCGACAAAGGACAGTTTTACCTTTTTGAAGAGCTGCAAATGCTTCTTGAGCTGAAATTAAATTTGTCATGTTCTTATCCTTTCAATGCCTTAAGTACGTATTGATCTATGTCGTCTTGTCTAAGTAGCCAAGCAACGTAATCAGCAGGTAGATCTTTAATTTTTGTCCCTTTGTATTTTCCAAAAGGCATGACGGTCGGAACTCGGGCATGTTCAGACGCAAGGTAGAGCGATTGCATATCTTTAAGGCCGAGATTCTTGCAAATATGGGTTAATACAAAACCTGTTAAAAATACGTCCTGCTTTGCATTGTGGGCATTGCGAATGCTTTGACGGGCTTTTTCACTACCTTTAGTCAGCATGTAAACCAATGCAGAAATGTTATGAGCCTCTTCAGGCCAAACCATTCTTGAAAGGGCAAGTGTGCAAATAGCCTTCGCTTTGAATTCTTTATGAGCCAATCGAATAGCTTGAATGTCATAGTCAATATTGTGGCCAATAATGTAATCACATTCAGGAACACGGAAAGTTTCATAGCTTGGTTTGTCTGCTATGTCACTTTCTAGAAAATACCCTTATGGCCATGCGTGATGATAAGTTCATCGACAACATGGAGAAGTACCAGAAATTACGTCAAAGTGTTGGCTTAACTGATGAGCTTACCAAGTCTGGTACCGATTTCATGGTTGAATTCCGTGACATCACCATGACGACCAAAGCTATTACTGAAGTTGTTGTAATGACCGCAGGACAAGCACTTATTCCAGTGCTGAAGGTGATCAATAATTTCTTACGTAGTGCGATTGCATGGTTCGCTGAACTGGATCCGCGTTTTAAAGCTATCTTGGCCACTGGTTTAAAGTTTGCCTTGCTTGCGATTATCTTTGGTGGCTTTATTGGCACAATCGCTAAATTAGCTTCTGTGTTGCCAATGCTGAAAAGTCTGCTCTTTTTGATCAAGTCACTACGATTGGCTTTCTTGGCTTCCCCGATCGGTATTGTATTAGCGCTTGCCGCTGCCATTGCTGCATTGTGGGATGACTACCAAACTTGGAAAAATGGTGGTGAGAGCTTAATTGATTGGTCTAAATGGGAAGGTGGTATTGAAACGGCGATTGCCCGCATTAAAGAATTAGCCGGGTTAATCAAAAACCTAAAAGACAAAACTGTAGAGTTTGTTACCAAGGCAATTGATGATCCAGCTGGTGCAGCAAAAGAAACAGTTGCGGCAGTGACTGAAGCTGCTAAAACTGGTGCAGCTGCTGTAGTCAATGCTACGCAATCCACTGTTAATGCCATTAAGGAAAATGTATCTGCTTCTTCTTCTAGTTTCTCTCAAAAATATAAGAGCAAAAACTTCACTTCCAATAAAGCAAAAACGATTGAAGCTGTTGCAAAAAGCATAGGTGTAGATCCGAATGATTTAGCAGCTGTAATTTCTTTTGAAACAGCAGGTACTTTCAGCCCTAGTGCGAAAAATCCAAAATCTTCAGCTACTGGTTTAATCCAATTTATGGAAGGTAGCGGTGGTACAAAAGGAAAGTACTATGGTATGAGTCGAAAGAAATTTGCCTCCTTATCGTTTGATGAGCAAATGGTATATGTTGAAAAATATTTTAAAGAGAGAGGGTTTAAATCTTCTAAAAAACGAAATGTTGCGGATCTATATACTGCTGTCACGGGTTATGGTTACAAAAAAGGTAGTAGGGCTTATGAGCTTAATAAAGTATGGGATTCAAACAAAGATGGCTATATTGCAAAAGGTGAAATGGTGCAAAACAAGGATTTTAAAAAGCATCAAAGAAATTATTTCACCCCTAATATAGGCACAACCCCAAATATTAATATTAGCAACACAAAAAACTTAGCAAACGTTAGTAACCCTCATAAAGAGCAGGTGAACAATTCAAATGCTAGTTCTGCTAATATAACTATCTATCAGTCACATAAAACTGACATGACTATTAATGGCGCAGATAATCCAAAAGAAACTGCTCAGGTTGTACAGCGTCACAATGAAAATACAATGATTCAAATGGCTAGAAATGTGAAGCCATTAATTGGGTAAGGTGCTTTATGAAAAAGGTTTTAGTAATGTTAGTTGCTTGTTTTACTGTTCAAGCTTTTGCTCATGAAAACCCAGATAGTAAGGGGCAATGCTTCGTAGTTGATGGGAAGAACATTACTAAATCTTGTATTGTTTCTTCTGGCGGTGGTGCTGGAGGAATGTATACAGCTCTAAAAATTGGAAGTCAAAATATCCATATTGAAGAGTCAACTATGAATCCCGATAGCGAAGATCGTTCAATCGCTATGGGTAAAGATTTAGATCATATGATGGATGCAGAAGAATACTATCGTGATGGTAATTCCAAAAAAGTAGTTAAAAACTATAAAGATGGGGCTTGGTTCTGTAATAAACAAGTTAAAGGCAAACTAGATGTATGCTTTAAGACACGGTAATAATCAGAATGAAACAACTTTTATCTTTATTATTTCTTATAGTATCAAGTGCGGTGCATGCGGATCCAACCACTTTCCAAAGATTACTTTTAATTGATGATTTAGAAGCTTGGCTGAGTGAAGGGAAGTCCTTATTTAATTGGAGTAATGTATTAAGTAAGCAGAATAATGAAAACAATAGTTATTTGTCCCCTTCATTAATTTATGCTGATTATGCTAACAATATTTTTAAGGCAGAAAGTAAGTATAATGGAAAAATACAAGGTATTTATGGGCCATTCAATAATATTGAAAAGAGTCATGATGGAAGTCCGATTATAGTTTTTAATGTTAGCTACACTAATAGATTTTATGTTACTGGCCCATCAGTAAGTGAAGTTCTAAATTTAAATCTTGGCACTCCAATTAAGCTGAAATGTTTAAATTTTAAGTTGAGTTCCGGTGGTGATCTAAAAGCAAACTGCTCTTTCTTTACGAATACAAATAGAATGATTGCAGTTAACACAATTCAAAATAGGGAATACTCCCAAAAAATCAATAAACTGATTAATCAATATAATAATATTTTTAAACAAGTAGATCTTAAGCTTAAAGATAACTTCGTTAATGAAATAAATAGTAAGTGTAATTTCATTGATTCAACCAACTATGATCGATGTATGGAACTTATTCACAAGTCTATTTAATTAATTTAAAACCCACCAGATGGTGGGTTTTTTAATGCCCGGAGAAAAGCATGGCTATCACTGAAACAGTTGGCTCCCTCTTACTTGGGGGTCATCGTTCAATAATGGGTTTATTTGCTGATGTGGTGATTGAAGAAAACCTTTCTGATGAGCTTGTTATTACAGAGCACCCAGTGGAAAAGGGTTCACCGATTTCTGACCACTGCTATAAAGCCCCGCCAGAAGTAACAATGAAAATTGGCTGGTCTGAAAGTGCTGGCAGGATGAATGGACTTATTGGGAATACATTTATTGGTTCTGATTTGTCACTTCTGGGGATTTACCAAGGTCTACAGGCTTTACAAGGCCAGCGGCTCGTTATCTCTACGGGCAAACGCCTTTATACAGATATGCTCATTAAGTCTTTAAAGAACGTTACAGAGGAGACTTCCGAAAATGCATTGATGATCGATATTGTTTTTAAGAAAGTTTTTATTTCAACCACTAAAGAAACATTGGTTTCTATTGCCGATCAAAAGAATCCAGAAGTTACCTCTGATGTAGTTGACTCGGGATCTAAACAGCCTAAACAAGTTGAACAGTCTATGTTGTCTCAAATCACAGGTTTGGGGCAGGTTGGCGGTGCTTATACGGTAGGGCTTTAAAATGGCTTTGTATGAAATCCCTTTGCTCGATCGCAACCAAAAGTTTTTTATCAAATTGAACAAGGTGAATTACCAGCTCAAACTTGTTTATAGAAAACGATGGTACCTAGATATTTTTCAAACTAATTCTGAGCCTGTTGCCTTAGGTATTCCTTTAGTCTCAGGTATCGATATTTTAAGCCCTTTTAGTCATGTAATTAGCGGCTCAATGTACGTTCAAAACCTCAATGAAGATGAGAGCCAATCATTTAGTGATTTAGGTACCAACATAAAACTATTTTGGCAGGATCCTTAAATGACTGAACAATGGAAGCGAAATTGCCGGCTAACCGTCCAGCTTAAATATGGGGAACCAGAGGCATTAGATTTATCAGAAATGCGGATTGTTTTTCGTATTAATCAACCTACAGCTGAAACACCCAAAGCAGCGGAGTTTTATATCTATAACTTATCAGTCGATACCATGAACCGGCTTGCTGGCGAGGATAATTCCAACGTGGGGGCAATGGTGACTTTTGAGGCTGGTTACGGTGAAGAGTTGGCCACAATTTTTAAAGGTTCAACATTCCAATATCGCCGTGGACGTGAAAGCCCGACTGATACCTTTTTATGCATTCTGGCTCAGTCTGGTGATAAAGCTAAAAACTATGCGCTGGTTAATAAAACCATTGCAGCTGGTACCTCAGTCGATCAAGTCAAGAATGAACTTGCAAAAGAGTATCAAGCGAATGGTGTAGAAACAGGCGAATTGCCACAGCTTAGTGATCAAAAATATGTTCGCGGCAAAGTAATGTTCGGGTCATTAGACGACCAGATCAGACAGTTTTGCAAAGACACAAACACCGAGTACTTCATTGACGATGAATACTTATACATGGTGGGTATCAGTAGTTTTTTACTTGATTCAGTTTTTGAAATGGATGCCAACTCGGGGATGATTGGAATGCCTCAACTCACAACAGAGGGGCTAATGGTGAATTGCTTGCTCAATCCACAATTGCGCCGTGGTGGGCGAATTCATGTTGATACGACAAGCATCCAAACTCAGGCATTTGATATCGATTACCAGACTCAAGGACAAGACCAGGCACAAAAGGACCTTAAAACAGCTGGCGGCATTAATGGCATTTACATCATTAAAGCAGTCGAGCATTACGGCGATACACGCGGCGATGATTGGTATACAAATCTTGTTGCAGTTGGTCAGGGAGCTGTAGTTCCTAAATCAGGTATCACTATTTTGGCGGTGGATTGATATGGCTTTAAGTAATAACGAAAGATCGCCTCATTTACTCAACATCATTAATGATGCGATTAAATCAGCCTTGGCCGTAGTCTGGACCAATTTACCTTGTATTGTTGATTCTTATGATCCAGATAAGCAAACAGTGACTGTTACACCAGCCATTCAAATTCCTGTAATGCAAGAAGATGGATCTATTGAGATGGTAACAATTAAACCATTACCTGATGTTCCAGTATGCTGGCCTAAGTCTGGAGGCTTTGCTTTAACATTTCCAGTTAAGCAGGGGGATGAGTGTTTAGTGCATTTTTCATCTCGATGCATTGATTTGTGGTGGCAGAGTGGTGAGATCCAACCACCGTTTGAAAACCGTAAGCATGATTTATCTGATGGTTTCGCTACATTTGCCCCTCAATCTCAACCTAAACGTTTAAAAAACGTGGCCACAGATGCGGTTGAATTAAGAAATGATGCCGGCAATGCCAAGATCCGGATTAATGATGCTGGAGAGTTGGAGTTTTTAGGTACCAAAGCTACTTTTAATTGCCCGGTTGAAATGAAGGATGGATTAGGCGTCGTAGGGGCATTAAAAAATAATGATGTGGATGTTGGATCTAGCCATGGCCATACGAAAGTACAGCCGGGTAGTGGTGATTCTGGTCCACCGAAACCATAAATGAATGAGGGGTCGCTGAAAGGCGGCTTTTTTTATGCGCTATAGAAAGTTAGATGAAAATGGGGATTATAGTTTCGGCCAAGGTCAAAATAATTTCCATATTAATACACCGGAGGGTGTAGCGCAGGCGGTTATGACGCGTCTTAAGTTTTGGGTGGGTGAATGGTTTGCTGATACCTCAGATGGTACGGGGTGGACAACAGACGTTTTAGGGAAATTCACCGACCATTTGTTTGAGCTCATGATTCGACAGCGCATTTTAAGCACTCAGGGTGTTTTAAGAGTCGATTCGTTTGATAGTCAATTTGATGGTGAGACACGAAAGCTATCGATTCAATCAACCATTACAACGATTTATGGTTCAGCCAGTTTACAAGGGGAGATTTAAAGATGGTATTAACTAGCATAGCCCCTGTAATTAATCAGTATGGTGCTACAGCTGCAACTTATAGTGAAATTGTCGAGTATTTAAAAGATAAGTACCGAGGAATTTACGGCCAAGATGTTTACTTAGAAAACGATAGTCAAGACGGTCAGTGGATTGGTGTTATCGCACGTGTAATTGCTGACTGCAATGCAGAAGTTATAAATGTTTATAACTCTATGTCACCAAGTACTGCCGATACTGATGCGCTATCGCGTAATGTAAAGATTAACGGTATTCGCCGTGCAGTGGCCACACAATCAAGTGTTTCGGTGGTATTGATTGGTGTTGCTGGCACAATCATTAATAATGGCATTGTGAGCGATAAAAATAATAATCGTTGGTTATTGCCAGCACAGATTATTATCCCAGCTGAAGGGGAAATTGTTGTAACTGCTATAGCTGAAAAAGCTGGAGCAATTCTAGCGCTGCCCAATGCTGTTACTACTATTTCAACACCAACACGTGGTTGGCAATCCGTAAACAATCCTCAGGCATCCACCTTAGGTGCTCCGGTCGAAAGCAACACTAAATTACGTCAACGCCAAGCATTATCAACGGCCATTCCTTCGCGTTCTTATACAGAGGGGATTTTAGGAGCTCTATTTAGTCTTGATGGTGTGAGCCGTTGTAAGGTTTATGAAAATCAAAAATCATTTAATGATCCTCTAGGCTTGCCGCCAAACTCTTTGGCTGTTGTCGTAGCGGGTGGAGATGATCAATTGATTGCAGAGACGATTCGAGTAAAGAAGGCACCCGGTTGTGATCTGTACGGAAATACAACTGTGATTCGTCCAACAGTATACGGTGATCCTGTATCAATCGAATATTGGCGACCTATTCAGAAGTCTATTGGTATCCGTTTTGAATTAACGACTAATTCAGATTACACGGTAGATATTGGGGAGCAAATAAAGAGCGCTTCAGCTGATTACATTAACCAGCTCGATATTGGGGACCGTATCGCCATTAATAAGCTGTATGTACCAGCAGGCTTATACGGCGCATTAGATGCAAGGTCTTATGAAATAGAAAGCCTTCAATTAACTGTAGATGGTGTACCGGTAGAAGGCGATTACACCTTAGCTTTTAATGCCGTAGCCTATTGTGATTCAGACAATATCGAGATCAGTGTTTCTGGAGGTGGTTAATGCAAACAGATGATTACTTGAATCTGATCATTAATGAACACCGATCTAAACCAAACTTTAATGAGACAATCAAAGTATCGATCGAGCCGATTATTGATTGCATGAACGTGCTGCAAAGCATGAATGAAAAGTTTGATTTAGATACAGCAAGTGGGGATCAGTTAAATATTTTGGCTGAATGGGTAGGAGCTCCAACTGTTGTACCAGACATCATCCCGCTGCCCTTTTTTGGATTTGAGGGACAGCCTGAGGCGTTAACATTTGGCGAAACGGATGATCTCGATATTGGCGGCTTTTGGCGTGAATCAGGTGTAAGCAGTTACCGTGGCCAAAGTATCCCACCTCAAAAATTATCCTCTGTAGTGAAAGCAAAGATTTTGCTTAATAACTGCGATTGCACACTCGATGAAGCATTTGAAATCTGCAAGTTATTGACTGATGTGCCTTTCAAATTAAAGGACAAAAGAGACATGACAGTTTTGTTTGAATTTCTTGCCGAGTTTCAAACCATAGATAAAGAACTAGTTCGCTTGTTGTTTCCATTACCAAGCGGAGTTGAGCTAATTTTTTCGGATGAAGTAGATGGATAAGTTAGAAGAATTTAGCCTTAATGGGCCAAAAAATACCGATGGGTTGACTTTATTGAGCGGCTTCCCATCAAATAAAAAGCCAGCACGTCAATGGTTTAATTGGTTGTTCAATTCACTAACCAAAAAGATCAACGAGATTGTTGATGCGATTCAGAATAATTCAGATGCAGAAATAGGAAAGGTTTCAATGTGGTTTGGTAAATCACCACCTATAAATCACGTGGAGATAGCTGGACAAACATTAAATAAGGCAGATTTCCCGAAGCTATTTGCTAAATATGGAATTTCTGCAGCAACATGGACCTTACCTAATACACGAGCAGAATTTCCGCGAGGTTGGGATAATGGGCGAGGTGTTGATGTAAGTCGTACTATTGGAAGTATGCAAGAAGATAGCATCAAGGCACATGATCATACTTACTGGAGCTGGAATGACAACACTGGTAGTGATTCCGAAAGCATAGGTAACTATGACCCAAATGGTGGTGGACGTGAGAGAAGCAAGGTTAAAACTTCTTCAGTTGGCTCAAACGAAACCAGACCACGAAACTTTGCAACAATGTTTATTATGCGTGTTAGCTAAATAAATTCTTTAAATATTACCGCCCAAAGGCGGTTTTTTTATGTCTAATTTTTGGGTGGAATATGGCTACAAACTGGAATGCTGTATTAGCAAATATCAATAATGCTTCGGATATCTTGGCAATTCTTCGAAAAGTATTGAGTCTGCTAGATGGAAAAGTCGATTTAACAAAAATCGACGAAATCATTGAAGAATTAACTTTTATGCAATCTGATGTTAATACAGCTTTAGGGAGCGTCAATTCAGCTTTAAACGAATTTGATGTTGAATCTCAGGCTGCAATTCTAAATATTATTACTTCAGGTAATGCGACTATTAATGATTTGCAGGAAGCAATTAATCTAGCTTTAGCAGCTGGGGCGGGCTCTGCTGGTTGGACTACAGATTTGGTAGTAGATGGTGCTGAAACTCAGAAAATTATTAACGATTTAAATATTCAAGTTGTTAAATCTAAAAGTGCACTTGAAGTATTAAAGCCGCGAATAGATGGTCAAGTTGTTTTGATGACGGGGTATCATGAAAATCAATTTCAAGGTGGAGATCATTTTAAATACGATAAATCTCAATCAACTGTAAACAATGGTGTAACAATTATAAATGGCTGGGTTAAGCAATTCTTTAATACTGAATTGACTGTATCCGCCTGCGGTGCAAAATTTACAGATACAGATCATTCAGCATCATTAGAAATAGGAGTTTCATTTGCTACTTCTTTGAAAAGAAAGCTTGTTATTGATTTTGATTTAAATGTTTCAAAAACTACAGAAATGAATGCAACATTGAATATTGAGGGTAATGGGGCTGCTGTTCAGTATTCAAGAAGTATTACAGCATTAGCTGATATACCGATTTTTACAGTTAAAGCGGGCTTTGGTTCAGAGTCTTCAAGATTTACAAATCTAATGTTTAAAGCTGCTAATGGTGGAACGGCGGCAGCATTTAGAAGTACAAGTAACGGCTACTTATCACAATGTACGTTTGATCATTGTGTGTTTGATCGATCTTTGAGATATGGAATAGATGCAAAT